ATCACTGCTTTAACTGCGGCTTTACTACTAGCTTTACACCCGGACGTCCAGTAAGTTACAAAGCAAGACGCTTCCTGGAATGGTTAGGTGTTGACAGTGTAGACATTGAACGTCTTAATTTAGAAAGTCTCAAACGTAAAAGTTTGCTAGACTTAACCAATGAACGCAATCAAATACGGCATGTAGATGCTGATTTCAAAGACACTGAACTGCCCGAAGGTATTGAACTAATACATCACGATGATCCACGGCATCAGCGATATACCGAATACCTATCAACTAGAAAAATACAGTTGCCTTATCCACTGCTTGTTGACAAGAAACGCGGCCCGCGTGATAGGATTGTGATTCCATTTACATACAAAAACAGAATTGTAGGACATACATCAAGATACTTGGATAATCGCATGCCCAAGTTTATCAACAGTCAGCAGCCAGGTTATGTGTTTGGTTATGATTTGCAAAAGCCACATTGGACCAGTGCTGTTGTCACAGAAGGCATATTTGATGCACTCAGTATCTCAGGACTGGCTGTTATGCATGATACTATTAGCCCACAGCAAGCACAGTTACTAAAACAACTAAAGCGCAAGATCATTGTTGTGCCAGATCAGGACAAGGCTGGGTTAAGCATAATTGACGCAGCAATTGAAAATCGTTTTGCAGTAAGCATACCAGAATGGCCCAATGATGTTAAAGATGTAAACGATGCTGTGGTTAAATATGGTGTTGCAAGCACACTGTTACAAATACACAACAATGCAGAAACAAGCAAAATCAAAATTGAAATGTATAAAAAACGTCTACAAAGGAAAATAAATGGGTAGTCTTTATATCTTTGGAGATAGCTATAGCACACCTAACTATTTTGTTGAGCCACAATTGAGCTGGTGGGGGCTGCTGGCAAAACAACTTGATATGCCTGTTTGTAATTATAGTTGGCCTGGCAACAACATTGATAGTATACAGCACATTGTGGTAAGCAATCGTGATCAGTTCAACAAAGATGATTTTGTTGTAATTGGAATACCACCTGTGGAAAGACTAACCATATTCAAAAATGACGCCGTGCCAAAACCTGTAACACATTTTGATAAAAACTTAGTACAAACACACATATCTGATGTGTTAACTCATCAGGGATTAGATCAGTGTACCATGCACGAGATGGGCAAAGACATGGTTAATGCATACAATGTTAGTTGGCAAGAAGCTAAAATACTCAAAGATATAATTTTGTTGAGTCACTGGCTTGACTCGGTTGTAAACAAACACATTATAGTTAATTTGGGCGTGCCTTTCCAGCCAGTTACTGAGTGGCCTACTTTAAAAAGTTTACAAGAGCAAGCACTGGAAAATAAAAAAATATTGGTTTTTTCTAATACCTACTACAGTGTAAACAAAGATGTACACAAGCCAGTAGATTATGATACACACGGTTGGTTTGGACATCATGGTGCTGAAGGAAACGCATTATGGTATAACAGTGTACTTAGGACAATGATATGAGATTTTATTTTAATGGATGTAGTATTACCCAAGGCGCTGGCTTTGCTAACGAAAAGTTAAATCCAAACATTTATCCTAACTTGATTGCAACTGATTATATCAATGATGCATCAGGCGGAGCAAGCAATTTAAAGATATTTTTACATTCAAGTAGAGCAATTATTGACAACTTGGCTGATATTTATATTGTGCAATGGAGCGCATTGCACCGTCATTGGGTTTATGCAGCACCAGATCAAGGTACCTATATAGGATCAGTGGCAGATTCACATCAATTAAAAGACTTTGTTGCTCAATATCAGTTGCTCAATCACGATTATGGTAATATACTACAACTAATAGATTTTTGTCGTATTCTTCAGGCCTTGGCAAACAGTTGTAATGCCAAGTTGTTGTTTGTTAATGGACTTGTTGATTGGAGTAACAAAATTGATTGGATGCACAAACTAGTAGAGGATGCTAGCAGTGATCATGAAAGATTTGTTGAAAACTTGCAAAACAATATGGAATTGGTAGATTGGAACTTGTGGATAAATCCCTGGAGCAGCATGTATGACAGTAGACTTGATGAAGCTAACGATGGATTACATCCAGGGCCGTTAACACATAAACACATAGCCGACCAAATAAGGGATAAATTAATAGCATGACTGATTACACATATGACGTACAAAAATTATTCCTAGAGATGATAATGCAAGATGCAGAAAGCTATCTGCGTGTGCAAAACATTTTCAATGTGGAAAACTTTGACAGAGATTTGCGTGAAGTAGCAGAATTCATTTATAATCATGTTGACAAACACAAAACACTTCCGGAACGTTCGCAGTTAAAGGCAGTAACAGGCACTGACTTGCAGGAGATTCCAGATATCAATGAGGGCCACACTGATTGGTTTTTGAGTGAGTTTGAAAGTTTTACAAAACGCAGTGAACTAGAACGTGCTATTCTCAAAAGTGCTGACTTGCTTGAGAAAGGCGACTATGGCCCAGTTGAGAAATTGATCAAGGATGCAGTGCAAGTGTCGCTTACCAAAGACATGGGCACAAACTACTTTGCAGATCCCAAAGCCAGAATTGACAAATACTTCAATAGCGGCGGGCAAGTAAGCACAGGATGGCCACAATTGGACAGGTTGCTGTATGGTGGATTCAGTCGCGGAGAACTAAACATATTTGCAGGCGGATCAGGCAGTGGTAAAAGTTTGGTTATGATGAACTTGGCACTGAATTGGTTACAGCAAGGACTTAGTGGTGTATATATCAGTCTTGAATTGAGCGAAGAGCTTACAAGTTTAAGAACTGATGCAATGCTGACCAATACCAGCACAAAAGAGATTCGCAAAGACATGGACACAGCGGCCATGAAAGTAAAAATGATGGGCAAGAAGTTTGGCGAGTATCGTGTGAAAGCATTGCCAGCGCAGAGCAACATCAATGATATCAGAGCTTACTTGAAAGAAGTACAAATACAAACTGGCATCCGTGTAGACTTTATCATGATTGACTATTTGGATTTGCTCATGCCAGTTAGCACAAAGGTTAGCCCAAGCGACCTGTTTGTCAAGGACAAGTATGTCAGTGAAGAACTGCGTAATCTGTCGCAGGAATTGGGTATGTTGATGGTAACAGCAAGTCAGTTAAATAGAGGTGCAGTAGAAGAAGTTGAATTTGATCACAGTCATATCTCAGGTGGTATTTCAAAAATTAACACTGCTGACAATGTGTTTGGTATCTTTACAAGCAGAGCAATGAGAGAAAGAGGACGCTATCAAATTCAGTGTATGAAGTCGCGTAGCAGTACAGGCGTTGGACAAAAGATTGATCTTGATTACAACATTGACACTATGAGAATCACAGATAGTGGCGTCGACGAAGCAGCACAAGGACAGCCAGCAGCAAGTTCAATCATGGCAGGACTAAAAGCCAAAAGTCAAATGGTGCAAAAAGACGTAACCGACAGTATGCCAGCTGATGTACCCAAAGTCGAAGCTGAAGTACAAAGCAGCAAACTAAAACAGATGTTAGCAGGGATTAAACAAAAAGGATGAGTGCATATTGTTCAATGATGCATGGGGGATTATCTTTGGATTTTACCTTCACCGACGGACAAGATACAGGTGCATCTCATTGTTGTTTATTAGGTCCAACTTCTTATTTTCAAGTTAACAGCAATACTGACTTTTTTAACGATTCGGGCTTTAAATTCCGGCGCGACTTAAACAAAAAAAATATTTGGGATCCGGCTTGTTATAATTGCCAAGCACTTGAACTAGCACATCAGCCTAGTATGCGAACAGGAATGAATGATGGGCTAAAAATGTCTGAAAAAACAGATCTAAGTGGACCTGCACGTATTGATCTTATGTTTGACATAAGTTGCAATCTAGCCTGTAGGAGTTGTGGCCCAGAACTTAGCACATTTTGGCAAAAGCATTTAAAGAATAATGGATTATGGACAAAGCCTGTATTCAGTACAAATAACAGAGATAGGGTAATAAAAGCATTGTCAAATCTTGACTTGTCAAATCTTAGACAACTGGTATTTTGCGGCGGAGAAACACTACTAGGAAAAGAATATTGGGAAGTAACTCGATGGTTAGCAGATAATGTACCCAATGCTAAAGAACAATTAACAATAT